ACTCATTTTTTTTGTATTCATTTTTTTAACTTTATTAATTTAAAATTATTTTCTCTATCAAAATATCTGTATGACATTCTGACTGGCATAAATTTATAAACATAATCAAATACAACTGTCTCATCTAATTCTTTACAACTATAAACATCAAGCTGTACTAATGCAGGATTCATTTCATCCCATGAGTGCAAAGTAATATGGGATGTTTCTATTATAGTTACACAAGTTAAACCTCTATTACCTTTTACATCACAATACTTTGCATATGGACCAGCAAGTATTTTCATATCAATATCTTTTATTAAATTTTTAGTCCACTTCCTCATCATCTTTAAATCTTTTGGAGGGTCTAATACTTCTGCTCTAACTAACAAGTGTTTGTGTTTTAATTCCATCTGTAAATTCTTTTGTTATATCTTCTACATTAGGTTCTTTAACTACATCAGCTAAGAATACATTCTTGTTTGCATATTTAAATACTCTTAAACCTTTACCTTTATTTGCATCTGCATAACATTCAAACTTATGTATACAAAATTGACAACCAACTGGTATAGCTTTGTTTCCATTCTTTTCTGTCTTTAATGGGTAACATCTTTCAGGTGGTGTATCACTAGCAAGTTTAGTATTTAAATCTTTTATTAAACTTTTTGTATCAGGTTTAGCTAATTCTTCTGGTTTGTAAAAACATATATCACCACTTGATTTATCAGCAACAAGAAAACCTCCACCTTTAGTTCCTTCAGCTTCTTCATATCCTGATAACTGGGCATGATAACCAAATGGGTCATCATTAACTATCTCACCATTTTTAAATTTTTTAAAACTATAAGGTGAAGCAGATTTAACATCACATATTTCACCATCTACTTTTGCATCCATGTGTCCTTTGACATCATCTACTTTAACTTTTTTTTGTCTATCTTCTACTTTGTGTCCAGATAATTCTGTTAAATATAAAAGTAAATGTTCAATGATATGACCATATAAAAATTTTAAATTATTACTAGCATCATATTCTTTTGTTTCTTTAGGAGAATATTTATCGTACCATAATTGTCTTGCAGGTTTACCTAAGATACTCATTCTTAATACACCATTATATTCTCTTCTGTTATAGGTGCAGGTTTACCATTAGATATATCAGCAATTAATTTTTTAATATCAGTTGCTACTGTATCAATGCGTTTCTGCCCAGTTGTTTCCAATTCTATATTCTCCATTTAATTCACATCTAAGTTTTAATTTCTTACCAGCATCTATAATTGATTGTACTGCTAATTTACCAAACTCTTCTGCTCTTCCTTCCTCAACTTCATATTGAAACTCATCATGTACATTTACTACAGGATAAGCTTTGATTCGTTTATTTATAACATATTTGTCTAGTAGTGTCAACGCAACCTTCATAACACAACTACCTGCTCCTTGTAACAAACTATTTAAAGCTGCGTGGGGGTGTCTGATGATGATTTTTCTTCCATCAAGTCCTTTGAGCCATCTTCTGTTAGACTTAGATACTCCATCCACTTTTTCTCGTAAGTTTCTAAGACTTGGTGTTGCTCTAAGAAACTTTTCTTTAACTCTTTCGCCATCTCTTTCCGAACCTCCAATGATGCTTCCGATTTTTTTTGACCCTGCTCCATAGATGAAAGCATAGATAAAAGTCTTCGCTGCATCTCTTGTTTCCAAACCAGCAGCAATTTGATTTGCTGTGTGTATATCTCCATTAATAACTTCATTTGTATATTCCTTATCGTTCATGTAGTGTGCTAACATTCTAATTTCTAAACCAGATGCATCAACTCCTACTAATTTATATCCTTTATCTACTATCCATAATTGTCTACATTCTTTTCCATAAGGTGAGTACACAGCAGGAATTTGTGCCATATTGGGTGCTTGATGTGACATCCTTCCAGTAATAGTACCATTGGTAATTACTTTACCATGTACTCTCCCATCTTCCTTAATTGCTTCTACCCAGGAGGAAACTTGGGCAATCCTTTTTTGAAGCATTAAGTATTCGTTAATTAATTTAGCTTCAGGTATATTAGTTATTTCAGATAAAACTTTTTCATCTACTATAACATGACCTTTGTCTGTTTTCTTTTTAGGTTTCCAACCAAGCTTCATTAGTCTTTCACCTATCTGTTGTCTTGAACCTAAATTAAATTCTTTATATTTAACTTTAGTAAAGGGTACTCCTTTTACATAACCTCTAGCTTTATTATTTGATTTAGGAATAAATGTTTCCTCTATCTTTAATGGAGGAAATGTAGCCCTAACTTTATTTTGTAATTCATTCATGTCTTCTTGAAACTTAGCTTGAAGTGCATAAGCATTTACTATATCAATCTTAAATCCTCTTTCATGTTGTCTTTGTATTATCTTTGCAACTTCATGTTCAAGTTCAATTGAATAACCAAAATCTTTTATTCTTGTAATTAAAAATTTATATAACCTTTGTGTTAAATCAACATCATTCCTACAATACTTTAACATATCTTCACTAAAGAAATCAAACTGTTCAAACTCTATCTTGTTATGTCCTAACTTAGTTCCCCAGTTTTTTAATGAATGACCACCATCTATCATTGGATTTAATAATCTTGAAAGTATAAGTGTATCAGTCACTTTACAATCTTTAAATAAATCATAACCAAAAAATTTATTTAATACTGGTATATCAAAGCCAATTATATTATGTCCAATAACTTCTTCAGTTTGTTTTATAAACTCTTCAAACCTATGTAAGTTATCTTCTTTAAATTGATAAAATGTATTATCATGTTTACAAACAATACACCAAATTTTATCTGCAGTTAGTGTTGTTTCAATATCAAATACGACTTTATTAAAAGTCACTAGCTTGTACCTCTATCAATCTTCCAGTATCATTATTATATTTTAAGTTACTACATGGACCAGTTAATCCAGAGAATCTATTTTTTAATACTCTAACTCTAGTAGTGCTTCTAATCTCTGGGTCATCATTCTGTGCATCTCTTTCAAGACCTATTACAATATCACTTAGTTGTCCTATACTTGCTGAACCTCTTAGTTGTGATAGTGATGTTGCTGCTCCCTCTTCATGTCCTTTGCCATCTGGTCTTCTCAAATGAGACACAACCATCATAGCAACACCAGTCTCTTGAACAAGAGTTCTAAGTCTAGTCATGATTTCATCTAATGCTCTTCTTTCATCACCATGACTTTGGTCTGATACAATAATACTAACATGGTCTATAACAATATATTTACAATCTAAACCTTTTGCTAAGAACCTAACTCTTGATACTATATTATCAATTGAGTTAGAACCAAAATGGTCAAACATAAATACTCTACCAGTACCTACTGTCTTATCAAAATAAGTTTTCATTTCTTCTTTACTTAAATGTACATCAGGTAAATGTAATCTTTGATTTGCTTCTATACTCATTAAACCTTTTGAAGTTATTACTGGTGTTTCTTCTAACATTAACAATCCAATATTATCTTGTGTTGATTTAATTATATGATGTATTATTTCTCTCATGACTTGAGTTTTACCTAAGCCACTACCTGCAGTAAATGTAACTAACTCAGATGGTCTAATACCATAAGTTATTTTATTTAATTCTTCAAATGGATATTGAACAAATGATTTGATTGTTGGTTTTGTTATTTCATCAAATAAACTATTAGCATTTATAATCCCATCTGGTGCAAATACTTTTGCTTCCCAAAAAGATTTTACATAAGCTTGTATTTTATTTTTACTTAAACAATCTGAAGCATCTTTATATTCTTTTGGTAAATGCATTATCTTACATTTACCTGGGCTAAATAATTCAGCTACTTTTAATGCTCCTTCTTTTCCTTGTTCATCATTGTCAAAGTTTACAATAACATTGTCAAATTGTTCTAACCAATCTAAACTATTCTTAACATCTTTAACTGCTGAAGTAATTCCATTCTTAATACTAACAACTGGTGTCTCATACTTATCTGTCTTAAACATTTGATAAGCTGATAAAGCATCCAGTTCTCCTTCAGTTATTATACAATATTTATTTTTACTAAATAAATGTTCACCAAACAATCCAGAATATTTTGTATTACCTTGTATACTAAATTCTTTTAGTTTAGTAAACCTAGTTTTAGTTCCTATCTTTGCTCCCTGTTTATCATGATAAGGATAATAATGATTAGTTATATTACCCATGCTATCAATCTTAACAGTCACCCCATACTTTCTACAAGTATCTGATTTGATATTTCTATCTACTATTTCTGCAAAGTCTGATTGTCCTACAAAATCTTTTTTCTCATATTCTCTATTAACTATTGTAGGTTCTTGTTCCATATTGTAATCTCTAATATATTCTTTACATGAGAAACAATAAGCTGAGTTATCAGCATTAACAGAGACTGCATCACTACTGCTGCATAATGGACATGGTAAGTGATACTTTACAAATCCATTTTTATTTTGTTCATTCATTTGCACCCTCATAAAATTTAAATCCTTTCACATAAAAAAGGACTGCCGACCAACTACAAGCCGACAGTCCTAGGAGTAGAAAAATGACAGCCATAAATTATTTTATGACCGACTGACTATACTAAAATTCTTTAATGTTGTCAACACTTCCATTAGAAGTATTTCCTGCTTCAACACTAAAGTCTTCCTTTGGTACATACTCAATTAAGTCTAGTACTTGGACAGCTTGTAAGTCTAACCCTACACCCTTCTTACCTTTGAAGTTCCATTCGTAAGGTTTATACATTACTTTAACTCTACTACCATTACCGACTATTTTATCGAGAGGTTTCTTATCAGCATCCACTAATTGTGGTTGTTGATTTTTGTCACCATTTGCTTTGGTAACTTTTCTTTTAAACCTAATTATATTAGGTACTGTCTTTTCATCAACAGTTGTTTCTGCTACTGAAATTCCTTGACCTTTAAAGTCCTCTGCAGATTTTGAATCAACTGCTAAATCAATTCTCCACATAGGTTCAAACTTTTCGTTTGGTCGTGTCAGAGAAGCCCAGTATGCTGTGCCTTCAATTATCGCCATATGTTTTTCCTTTTGTTAAATTTAAATTTATCATTTTTCATAAACATTGTATAACATAAATTACTCATCCTTGTCAACACTTTCAGAGTCTTTTTTTTCATCAGTATTCTCAAGTATTTCTGTTATCTTTTCGTCTATTGCTCTTTTGATAGTTTGTTTTTTATTGAGTTTCTTCTCAAGTTCTGCAATCTTTTTACCTGCAGATTGCACATCTTGATTAGCTTGTTCTAGCTGAATCAAAATTTTTCTAATTCTAGAATCTTTTTCTTCTATTGTATCAGTTAGTTCTTTTTTTTCATTAGTTAAATCTGCTATAGTATTTTTAAACTCTCTGATTAAATCTTTTTCACTCATTTAAATTTTCGCACCCCATCTTTTATTCTCATTTTATTTATTCTTTTTATTGCC